AAACTGCCTACTCCGCAGCCATGGATACGATCGCTGCCCGTGAGGCTTCGGCCTACGGAATCATCGATGCCAAGCTCCAGGCGGATGCTGCCCGCCAACTCGGTAACCAGGAACTCGCCGCACAGAAGTTCCAGCAATCGCTCTTCTTACAGGAGCAGCGCCAGCAACACGACATGATGATTGCCCAGGCGCGTGCAGAGGCTCGTACTCCGCGCAATCAACCAATGTCCGGCGCTGGTCTCTTCGACCCGATGGCAATGGGACAACAACTCCTCGGTTCAATTCCTCAGTACTAATTAATCATGGGCATGTTCGGCAGGTCAGACGACGACAATTCAGTCCTTGGATGGAGCAGTGACAGGGATGTTGATGACGTGGATATTTTTAAAGGTCCAGGCGCTCTCCAAAGAGCAGAAAGGTCCACCTTCGGAGGCGGAGATCTCAATAAATTCAGTAGGATGGCAGGTACATTCGGCGGCATGCTATCGAAGGCAGGAGGCTTCAAGCCTTACGACGAAAAAGAAGAGGCTTTCAAGAGTCTCCTGAGAACGCCTTTTGGAGGCGACCCAATTTCTGGCAAAACCACAAGATTGGCGGGTGGCATCACAATGACCACACCTCCTGCATTTTCGCCAATCATTACCCCTGGCGGCCCAGGTCAACAAGGTAGATCTACAGGCCAACGTATTGCAGGTGCTGCAGGTGGCGCTTTACAAGGTGCTGCAACGGGAGCAGCATTCGGACCAGTAGGCGCAGTTGTTGGCGGTGGTATTGGCTTACTGGGCGGATTACTTTGATGATCCAAAACTTACCTAATTTAAACTAATTAACATAAGGAGAAGTATTTAGTTATGGCAATCCCTTTAGCATTACCTGCAGCGGCAACCGTAGGAAGATTTGCAATGCAGGCTTTGCCATTCTTGACCGCAGCAGGCGCAGCCGCTCCTGCCTTACGCCAAGGTAGGCCGCTTGAAGCAGCGATTCAAGGTGGGTTGGGCTACGCAACCGGCGGTTTATTAGGAGGAGGTGTTCGGGCAGCGCAAGGTACTTTAGGTAGAGCTGCTGGAAAGCTTGCCCCACAGCTTGCAGGTGCAACAGGTATTGCGGCCATTACACCCCAAGCGATTGGTAAACTCTCCCAAGCAGGGTTGCCCCTCGCCGCTGCTGCTTTGGCACCTAAAATTGGTGGCGTGTTAGCAGGTCCTTCCGGGAGCGATATTGGTCAAGCAGTTAGTGGCGGCCTCGGAGGCGCTACTCAACTTGGAGCCGGCGTAATCGGTTACACTGCTGATGGTGCGCCCGTCTATGGCAGCATTGGTGGCGGAGCACTTCCTCCCGGTTTAGGTCAATACGGACCAACTTCTCCCTACGGAAGCCCTCTTGATGTCCTTGGTCCCGCAGGTATGGGCCAGCGTCTTCAGACCCTGAAAGATGCACAGACCCAGCGCGACGTGTTCCGTACCTTGATGCCTGAGGTCATGGAAGTCCGTGAAGCGACTGCCAAGAAAGACTTGGAGCGCAACTTGGCTGCTGCTGGTGTCCGCCAGAACATCAGGACTCGTGCTGAAATGCAACGTGCTGCACAAGATGCTGGCCTGAGAGCAGGTTTGGGCGCCATGCAGCAGGCTGGTCAGGCCCTGAACCGCGTGTACCAATATCAATGATATGAGCGCTTTAAGACAGCAAGCGGAACAACTGCTCCGCCAGAACTTGCAATTACGTGGTCAGTTACTCGGCACTGACTATATGCCGGATTTGGGTGTTGACACACTTGACGCCGGCCCACAAGGTTTTGGTGAAGGCTTAGCTAATGTGTTTGGCCTTTATGACGCAAAACCCAAACTGAAAAAAATTATTCAGGAAAGGGAAAGCCGTCAAGCGCAATATAATAAAGCAATCGAAAATTACACAGAAGCTAAAAAAGCTGAAGTAAAAGCAGAAGCTGCTCAAGAAAAAGCTGCGACAAAAGCTGAAGAGGCTTTAGAGACTGAAGAAATCCTTAATAGAGATTTAGAACTCGTCAACCGTCAGGGACAAATTCTTTCTCAACTTCAGAGAGAAGCTGGAGAGATTGCCTTAGATCAATCCGTAAGGCAAACGCAAGCTTTACTTCCTTACATTGATCAGGCTCAGTCCCGCTCAATCCAACGTAACCTGGCAGCAAGCGAGCGTTTCAAGGCATTTAAGGAACAGTTGCCCACGACTATCCAGGCAATCATGTCGGCGAAGCAACAGCAGCTCAATACTGCTTCTGATGCATTCTTAAAAGAAGCACAAGCTGCTGCTACCCAGCAACAGGCTGCCTCTAATTTTGCCAGCCTTGGAACCGGGCGTCGGTTCGGGTAATTTATAATCATCAAAGAGAGGAGATTACTATGGGGGGTTCCAAACCTAAGCCGCCACCGCCGCCGACTATTATTTACGCGCCGCCCCCGCCGCCGCCAACAGTAACGCAGGCTCCCTCGCAATCTTTGCAGACTCAGACTGCATTGAACGAAGTTAGTGGTAAGCAAACCAGACTCAACATGGAGCTTGGCGCTAAACTCGACCGTACGAACGCGGAATTTTTTGCAGGCCAAGACATCCGTCGTACAAAGGCTACAGGTGCTGAGAATCGCCTTACGCAGAAAGCTCAGTATGGCTTAGAGACTGACTTGACTCGTGTTCGGGGACAGGAAGAGAGAGCACAGACTGTTGAGACTGGTGCTCAGTACCGCGAAGGCCTCAGGACTGCCGGCAAGGAAACTCGAGCAACTGACTTGCAACGTGAGATGTTCCGCCGCTATAAAGAGAACAGGGATTACGAGCAGGCTCAGCGCCAGTATCGAGCATGATTGATTGGATTCACTCTCTTACTGAAAAAGACCGTGAATCCTTTCTAGCTTTCTGCAAACGAGCAGGAACTCCCATCCAGATCTATCTATACGCCCGTTTCTTAGGCTTCACTGGATCAATCGTTGAGTGTGACGAGTGGTCTAAGCAGGAGTATAAGAAGCGGGATTTTTCTGGCGTTCTGGAGATGGAGATCGATGCCATGACCATGGACATCTCCAAGTTGCGAGATGCGATCGACATGGGAATGGTGAAACAGGATATGGGCGCCTCACGTATCGCGATGATGCAGAAGGAACTGCGGGGCACTATCAAGCAGTTGAATGACGAGAAAATCCTTCTTGATAAGCAAGGTTTGATCCTCGCTGGTGCAGACCGTGCGATCAGAGAGATGCTTACAATTTTCCGCGATGATCCGATCGAGGGGCCGCTGCAAGAGGCCTCGATGGGTGTCTGGACAAAGATCTTCCAAGAGGAGTCTTAGTAGACTGAAAAAAAGTCTTTCAATAGATGTCTCTCGTAGATCAATATCACGATAGGTATTTTGATAAAAATACTGGTCAAGTAGTCGGAGTCCGGTATGACGGTCCCGTTGGGAACCAGACCATGAATAAATACAATCTTGGCCTAGGCGTTATCACGCCGCCTGGTTCCACAGAAGAAGGCAAGTTTGATATTTTGACGCCTCCCGGCTCTACAGCGCATGGTGGATTAGAGCCTATTACACCACCTAGCAAAGACTCAGGCACAGGCATCGAAGACCTATTTTTAAAAATGTTTATGCAAAAAAGATTTGGTTTGTGATTTATGGAGCTATGCTTAGCGCATGGCAGGAACAAGTATTCATAGCGTATATCGAAGGACTGCACGTGCTGCAGCACAACAGCGTATTGTTAAGAAGACGTCAAGCATTGATATAGAACGAGCAAGGACAGATTTTGCATATTTCTGTGATGTTGTAGGTGATAAACCACCTGCGGAACACCACAAAGAATGGCATAAATATCTTTGTACGGGAGAGGACAGCGAATGCCTCATTGGGATCGGTGGACCCAACATCGATATCCTCGCCCCACGGGGTAGCGCTAAATCCACGATCCTCGGCCTCTACACAGCGTGGGCTGTCGGTGTGCATGCACTGGCGCGGAAACCCTTGAAAATCCTCTACATCTCCTACACGGTGGATGTGGCCAGACCTAAGAGCGCAGCGATCAAAAGGATCATCGAGGAGAGTAAGGCTTACAAGGAGATCTTTCCCACCGTAAAGATTGCCAAAGGCATCAACTCAAACGAGTACTGGAGTATTGATTGGAAGTTCGCCGGGATCCGGACAGCAGGTGAAGAAGAGTTCACGGTCTGTTGTGCAGGTCTCAAAGGTGCCGTGACCTCCAAGCGTTCACACCTTTGCATCATTGATGACGCGATCAAGAGTGCGGACGATATCAAAAACAGGGATATCCGCCAGGCCATGGAGGACAACTGGAATTCAGTTATCGTCCCAACCATGTTCGAAGGTGGGCGTGCGATCTGTCTAGGGACCCGCTTCCGTCATGACGACATCCACAACTCCACGTTCATTCCGGCCAACGACTGGGTGCAGATCGTCCAGTCTGCAATCTCCGTCGATGGAAACGGAGACGAACAGTCTTATTGGCCTGAGATGTGGTCCCTCGATTATCTGCGCGACCGTCGTCGTCAAGCCCCCGTCGCCTTCAGCTTCCAGTATCAAAACCAAGTCGTACAAACGAGCGAGCTTTCGCTCTCCCCTGATCTAATCGTCAAAGGACCAATTTCCAAAGAGTTCGACTGCCTAGGAGTCGGTGTCGACCTTTCCGCCGGAGTTCGTGAACGTAACGACTACACGGTCTTCGTGATGGGTGGGCGAGTGGGAGGGAAGATTCACATTATTGATTGCAAGCGATTGAGGATCATGGGGAACCTCGAGAAACTTGATGCAATCATGGAAATGATGGAGGAATGGGGGATTGTCCATAAAGAACGAGATCAGTACTTCCCAACAGGCAATACAGTAGAAATCTGGTCAGAAGCTGTGGCATACCAGGCTTCATTGGAGGCTGACTTTAAAAGGATCTGCCAAGGAGAGCATGGCCTCTACAACCTGAACTGGCATCCGGTCAAAGGATTCAGGGGCGACAAAGTTGCACGTTTCCGGGGGATTATGGGTCTCTTCGAGCAACGGAAAATAATTTTCAACAAATATCGCAAGTTCCAAGCACTTACTGATGAGATCGTTAATTTTGGCGTCAGCTCGCACGATGACTGCGTCGATGCTCTTGTCTGGCTTTGCAACGGACTAATGACACGAGGAAAACTAGAGTTAGAGTATTGACGATTTAAACTATAGATATTCCACGCGATGTCTCCCAGCTA